TGATTCCCTGTTAGGCGCTCTTCAATTCCATACCCATATCTCTTGATATGCATATCATGCCGATCTCTTAACACCGCAGCAATTCTATCAATCTCAATCATGCCACTCTGTGGATTGCGTGTGGCATCTGTTGACCAGTTTGTGTGTGCTCCAGCACCATTTAGCTCTTTGACAGGCTTTGCATCCAAGCTGATAGTGATACCGTATTTTTCACCTAATCTATTAAGCAGCCATCTTGAAATCCAGAGCTGGTCTGAGACAGTCACGGGGTCTGCTGTGCCAATCTGGTATTCCCACTGGCCTGGCATCACTTCTGCGTTAATTCCACAGATCACAATACCTGCATCAAGACATGCCTTCATATGATCTTCAACAAGATCGCGTCCACAGACTTCGTCTGTGCCTACACCGCAATAGTAGGGTCCTTGTTGTGGTGTGAAGCCACCTGTATTCCATCCAAGCGGACGACCGCCTTTGAAGAGTGTGTATTCTTGCTCAATTCCACACAGCGGATTCTTATATGACTTGCGCTCCATCATTTTAAGAAGATCACGACGCTTATTTGACTTGTGAGGTGTTCCATCTGCGTTAAAGACTTCACAAAGAACAAGAATTGCAGGTTGTTTTGTTGTCCTTATTGGATCTTTGCAAAAAGCAACAGGTAGAAGCACACAATCACTTTTATTTCCTGTTGCTTGACCCGTAGAAGATCCATCAAATGTCCATGAAGGAATATTCTCAAATTTAAGAATGTCTTCATTATGAAAAAAGATCTTTGTTTTGCTTCTAAGCTTTGCTGTTGGAACTGTACCGTCAATCCAGATGTACTCAGCAATTACATTAGTCATTTCACACCTTTAAGAGATTTGTTTATCCGCACTTACTATAACCGCAAGACTTGCATGAGAGACAACCTTCTTGATAGACAAGCTCTCCGTGTTTACATGATGGGCAAGATTTTTCACTTGACTTTGTACCATCAACAATATAGCCTTTAAGCACTCTAGCAATCACTCTTGCAAACGAGAACATGTCGCTGTTCTTGTCTTTTTGTAATTGTTCAACAACATAGTGTAACGGAACATCATGTCGGAGTGCTAGTGAAATTGTCCTGGTAAAAGCACCCTGTGTTGGGTTATCGAACAGATTTACAATGTCTTTAAAGACAATGTTGTCATCTTCGCCGCCAGAGGTTGGAACAAGCAGATTGTATGTCGTGACTCCGTCACGCTTGCCGTTCTTTAGAAGTGTTCCTGTCTTGAACTTCTTAGGAATCTCAATGTTCTCAGGAATTCCGCAGAAGACCTCATAAGGCATTCCCTCGCTAAGACCTACGAGGACAAGCCAAGATTCAGAAACGTCTCCATTTTTAACATTTGCCCTGTGAATGTCACACTTTAGCGTTCTTGGGCGTTTCGGTGCAAGACGTCCTTCTTCAATGTTCTTGACTTCTTTCTTAGGCTCGTCATTGGCAATGAGCACGCCGGCGCGGCATCCATCACGATAGACAGTAAAACCTTTGCAACCTGACTTCCAAGCTTTCATGTAGACAGCATTGACTGTCTCACGTGTTGCTGAGTTTGGCAGATTGCAAGTTTTGCTTATTGAGTGATCAACCCATTGTTGCGCGGTCGCCTGGATTGTGACAGAATTTTCCCAGTTAATGTCATTTGCAGTTCCGCCCCAATATGGGCTATCCTTAGGATCTGTCTTTCCGGTGATGTCCATCCACTTCTTGAACCAGTGGTGATAGACTGTGTATTCCTGCCACTTGTCACCCATTTGATCGACATAGTCCGTTCTGGAATGAATATCACCCTGTGTGATCTTGCGGCGGCGCTTGTAGGAAAGCAAGAAAGCCGGTTCAATACCCGACGTTGTTCTGGTCAAGCAAGACACAGATCCAACAGGTGCGGTTGTTGTAAGTGCAATATTGCGTCGACCTGACTTTTTCCACATGTCAACAAAATCAGGACCGCATGACTCCATTATCTTTTTAAGATAAACGTGATCTTTCTCTTTCTCGTAACTAAAAACAGGGAATGCACCACGTTGATGCGCCATGATCAGCGACGAACAATGTGCACCAACTGCAAGGGTCTTATAGATCTCATTTGTCGCTGAAATTGAACATTCTGAACCGTATTTGATATTGAGGCCTGCGAGTGCATCACCAAGTCCTGTAATGCCAAGACCCGTACGACGACCATTGCGACCTGCAGCCTTGATCTTATGCCAAAGATCCCATTCAATCTGCTTCACATGCTGGGGTTGTGGGTCGCTTTCAATCTTTGCAAGAATGCGATCAACACACTCAATCTCAAGATCAACAAGATCATCCATTAGACGCTGCGCTTTATAGACAACCGACTTGAATCGATTAAAGTCAAATCTCGCACAATCTGTAAATGGGCTAAGCACAAATGAGGTGAGGTTAATAACCATTAACCTGCAGCTGTCATAAGGGCTAAGAGGAACCTCACCGCAAGGATTAGTGCTAATTGTCTTATAACCGATATCTTGATAGCAATCTGGAATGCCGTTTTTGATTATCGTGTCCCAGAAAAGTGCGCCGGGCTCGGCAGAAGTCCATGCTGCATCAACAAACTTATCCCAGATCTGCTTGGCACTTACCACCTTAGTGATCTCAGCATCTTCTGGGCTCTGTTCAACAGGCCAGCGAAGTGTAAAATTAGATCCGCTTTCCACAGCTTGCATAAACTCATCCGTAAAACGGATCGAGATGTTTGCACCAGTGACTTTCTTTAGGTCACGCTTAATGTCGATGAAAGTTTCAATTTCAGGATGTGAGCAATTTGATGTATAAAATCCGTTAGCAAGAATTCTATGTGTATCTTTTACGGTGAAATCATATGTTGTTGACTTTCCAGCAGGGCTGATTCTCTTAATCTTTGATGTTGACTTTGCAATGTTAGTGATTTCCATTTATTATCTCCATAATTTTTGTGACGCAAGTCGACCAATTATTGTGTATATCATACTCCCAAAACTCAAAGTATTCATACCCTTTCTCTTTTGCTATGCGCTTTTTGACTACGTCATCAAGCTTTTTCATAATCTGATGATCTCGTAAACACCGCTTACCTTCACCCCAAAATTCTGGGTTTCCATGCCAGAAATCACCGTGAACCTCGATAACTGCATTAAAATCTTTCAGAAGAAAGTCGTATTGTCTTCCTGCTAGAATAAAGCTGTATTTAAAGTTGATACCAAGTTCTTTTAGAAGGTCATCTATTTTCTTCTCTATTTTTGTTTTCTTGAAGAGCTCTTTGTGAAACTGCAGGCGAGTTGCAGATCGAATCTTTTCGATTGTTTCTAGACTATAGACACCGGTCTTACCTTTGTTCCATGCTGTATATTTTCTGTTTTGTGACTCATCATTCTTTTTTCGAGTCTTAATTCTCTTGTCTCTGATTTGTAAAGCAGATGATGATCTGCACCAGTGATTTTGCTTGACAGACTCATTTCTTTGAGCAAGCTTGACTCGATAGCATTTGTCTGAGCAGCAGCCTAACATTTTCTGTGACTTTAAGCATTTAACATCACAGATTATGCACTGTCTCATAGCGCGCTCATTTCTCTTTAATTCTTTCTCTTTATTCATTGCTGCAGCTAGCAATTCTTGTGTTTCGTATCTCTCGACTATTATTCTTTTCCTTTGGATGCGTGCAGAATCCCAATAGGCGTTAAATTTATCTTTGCCTTGAAAAAGATCGTGCAGTTTTTTGCCGCTCGTGTTAAGCGCACGAATAAGATTGGATGGAGCGCTCATATTAAACTCTCCAACCGATTTCCCAGCAAACGAAACTTTCTCTGGAAGCTCGAAGAAGATGTGCTTAGGCGTTTTATAGAGTAACTTCAGGATGATTGACATATCTATAAGTATTATCTCACCTAAAAACTGACATCATAGAATACCAATTCTTCGTTCTCAACGTCAACTTCCCTAATAGGCTTTAGATATTCTGCGCCGGTCGTGATGTTCTTCACAACGAACTTGTGGTCTGCGGTTACCTTAATGACCTTTCCGTTCTCAGCCTCAACCTCATAGATCTCGCTGTCTTCGAATCGCTGGTATGCTTCAATTTCCTTCCAGCCTTCGTGTGTCCAGACTCGTCCATCGAACTTATTATTGACCACATCGTCAATTCTCTTCCATCCCTTATCTGTAAGGACCAAAGTTGATCCCTCGAAACAATGAATAGTCAGCATTAGCGCTCCGCGCCTGCCACCTTGAGCAACCTCTCGGGTGCTATTGCTGAAGCGTTCCATAAAGACGCCAAGACCGTCAGTGGTCCTTGCGGCATTGGAGGTTGGCTGGCCCTTAGGGCGAATATTGGAGATATCCATGCCAACGCCGCCGCGTCTCTTCATAATCTGCACTTGTTCTTGATCAGAGAACAAGATACCACCGTAGGAGTCATGGGGTTGATCGATAACAAAACAGTTTGAGAGGCTCTGCAGCTGGTACGGGTTGCCGATACCAGACATTGGCGATCCTTGTGGGACAACATCAGCAAAGTTCTTCAGGAGATCGTAGATCTCATCTTCTGACATCGGGCTTGGATACTTTGACTCGATCCTTGCGAATTCTCGCGCGATACGACGATGCATCTGGTCTGGATTTGCTTCAAGAAGCGCATCTCCATCATGCAGCGCATATTTTAGGAACACATCAGGAGCAAGCTCGTCACCATCAAAGTATGATGTAATTTCTTCATAAGCTTTCTCCTTCAAACTATTTGACATAAAAATCTCCTGGACAACAATAATCGTTGATCACTTTGCGTTAACTAGATCCCACTTCTCTTTGAGAAGCTTTTTCATGCTAGATCCATCTGCTTTAATAACATCATCAACAGACATTTCATTTGTGTCTATTAACATAAATTTAGACATTGATGTGTCAATTTTCATTGAAAAGAGCATTCCATCTCGACCTGCTCTGTTCTTAGCAACAAAGATTCTGCCACTTCCATCAGCTTTCTCTGAGGGCTTTCGTGAAATTGAGAGGACAACGTCAGCCACCATTGCTTTACCGTAGGCTTCACTCATGTTCTCAAGGCCCACAACCTCAGCATTTGAGCCTTCTCGATTAGATTGTGATGCTGTCCAGATTGGCACATTAAGATCCATCGCAAGATTTCTTAGCTCTTCATAGACAAGCTTTAACTCATGTCTTAATGAGTCAAACTTTCTCGAAGACTTCATAATATCAGCGTAGTCGATGATGATAATACTTGGCACAAAAGACTTCAATAACAACTTCTCAATATGATTTCGCAGTGTCTGAACAGATGCTGTTCCTGTCGGGTACTCTTTAATTATCAGTCGACCAAGCTGGTTTTGCTTATAGAAGTCGAGCACTTCATCTTTTCTATCGATTACATCACCTGATGGCATGCTACATAGATTTGAATCGTATCGAAGACCTACTGATGTCTCTGACAATTCAAACGTATAATGAACAACATTTTTACCGACGCGGAGAGCCTCGGCACCCATCTGGACTAAAAAGTGTGAGTTGTGCGATAAGAGACCATTTGTCATGTAAGAATGCGCAATTGATACTTGCATATCAAACAACGTCTGTTTTTCTCTACACTTCTCAATAGACAAGATCTTAGGAGATGTGTTATGAGAAACAAGCGTGTCACCTTCCTGGAGATCTTTTAGATACACCCAATCTTTCCTGGTTCCTGACATCATTAGGTGTTCTTCAGCTGCTTCTAGCACATTTCCATCATCTGTTTTTACAAGAAGTGTGTCAAGTGGTGATGTTGTTCTAAAACCTTCAACTGGATAGAACGCATCAAATGATAATACTTCTATAGGCCAACTATTTGATGTCTTACATTCATTGTCTGTTTGAAGCGACAATGAAGAAAAAAGATCACCAATTTTAACTTTTTCGATGCAATCTACGTGCTGTATCTGCAGCATCTTGAACTCTCTTTGTTTGTTGTTGTGGAGATGAATTCCAGTCTGATTCCCAGATTACTAAAATACTATAACCTAATTTTGTAAGATTAACTAGCTTGGTATTGTCTCTAGACCATTTCTCATGGGCATAGAGTTTAATACGTTTGTTGTAATCATTTTTCCCAAATTTTGCAGGATTACAATGCCATAAGTCACCAAAGTACTCAATGACAAGATTTATGTCTTTTATCAAGAGATCAACATTGTATCTTCCAATTCCAACATTTTGACTAACAACATAACCTAACTGCATAATTTGACGTGCAATTTCATCTTCTGCTTTAGCACGATTTTTTTGTGTCTTAGGCGTATTCTTTGCTATTTTTCAAGAGCTTCTATTGTGTGCTGCTTGCCAAACATTGGATGCTTTTCTTTGACACGACCGAAACACGGTGTAAGCAGATGTGCAGCTTCTTTTGACACATTATGACGCTTTGAAATAGATTCAATTGACATTGGGTTTTTTGAACCTTTTGATCTTAATGTGTACTTTTCACGGGTGAGATCATTGTCACCCTTGGCTGCTTGTTTCTTCTGAAATTCTGAGACTTTTACGATAGCTTCTTCATCTGAGTAACCTTTTTTAATCCAATGTTTTATCTCAGAAGGATATGATCTCCATTCTTTAAATTTTTGAAGAGCCTCAGGATCTGCTAAACGAATCTTTCCTGCAATGCTAAGCTTTTCACGCTGTTCATCTTTCATAATTTGCAATTTTTGATGTGGGTATTGTATTCGATACTCATTAGTTGTCATCTTGTGTCGTCTGGTGATATGACTAATGATCGAATAATCAGATACAAAACTACAAATTTTGCATTCTATTTTAGATGAGTTCGTCTGTCTCGACAACGTCTCTTGCGTAAATGCATCCTCGTGTTGTTCTAACTTTGTCCCATGCTTTGTATCTTGTGTCATTGATGACGATCTCCATTGTCCTAATCGTTATATAAGCATCACCTGTCGTACACTTGCCGACACCGGTAGGTGCGACAATGACACCTAGCTCAGCTCTTCCAAGACCGCCATTCAAAATTTCAGGTGCATCAATCTGGCTAAGACCAGTTGGACATGTTACTCTGCGTGTCTTGGTAAAGCGAGCTTCTGTGTCTTCGAAGAAGTCATGACCAATTGATGCCGGTGTTCCTGCAGCTAAGGCATTCTTCATCAAGTCGACGACAGAGTCAATATTATCTGTTGCAATCAGCTCGACAGCTTTCTCAAGAGCTTCTTTCATTGCTTGCTTTTTGCAGAAATCAAGGGTCTTTTCTTTGACAAACTGGAGATCACCAACGTCTGGATTGACTCGAATCCGCTGTAAGAATTCAACGATCTGGTCACGAAGGATTGTGTCTTTGCCTTCTTTTAGGTCATCTCTAATAATTGTGATAAGCAGCGGAAGTGTTGGAAAGTCCTTATATTTCTGATAATAACTGAAGTAAGCTTTGCTCAAATATTGCAGATACTTCAGTTCAAAATACTCCGGCGTCATTATCTCAGACATCTGTGTTGACCACATTCTGTCAGTGAAAAGACACTGGAGGATCTTTTCTTGAAAGTTTTTGCCGTATTGACTAAAGTAAGCGATTCCTGACAATTTAAGCTCCGATATGGCTAAGTGCAAAGAACATGTGATCTGTATTGTACGTCTGGATGCCCAGGCGCAGTAAATATCGTATAAACTCGATCTTATCTCGCGCGGTCTTAGAATTACCACACAGATCTTGGATCTTCTTAATTTGGTGGCCTGCAAGGATCCCTGTGTCAAGATTGACGAGCTGCAAATTTCGCCTGATTAGTGATTCATGTGTGACAATCTCTGAGAATGCCTTGACTGTCGATGTCGACATTCGCTCACGAGCCTCACTTATAATGTCGTCTAGTAAGGCTGCGTTTGATTCTGCCAAACACGGGAAACGCTTGTTTAGTGTTTTATACTTCACACCTGGGATCCCAGGAATGTTGTCTGATGGGTCTCCACAGACTGCTTTGGCAAGTGCGAAGTTGTTTGGGTGTATTCCAAAGCGATCAATCACATCTTGTGTCTGAATGATCTTCTTAGACGTGGGTGAGTAGATCACAGCCCGATCGCTGATAAGCTGGTAATAGTCTTTGTCTGACGACAGAATCACGTGAAGATCTTTTGGATGTTCATATCGACAGATGAATCCAATCACGTCATCAGCTTCACAATCAGGCACGTAAAGCTGATTTACCGGAAGATTCTTGAGTAGACCTACAATGTCTTTTACCTGGGTATCGTAGTCAGACACTGTTGACTTGATCTCATCTGCATAGAATCGATTTAGACGTTCAGGTCTTCGATGCGCTTTATAGTCTGGGAAGATGGATCTTCTACGTGCAGAACCACCTCCTTCCCAGACCACGTAGACTTTTTGCGGCTTAAAGCGCTGGACCATGTGGGTGAGATCATACAGAAATCCAACAATCCCACCCACATGGTTGCCATTGCTACCCATTGCGGGGTTTGCAGTAAAGTGGCGAAGGAACAGATTTAGTGCATCGATTAAGAGAATTGTTCCTTCGCCTGTCATTACACTGCCTCTTCTTCTTCGAACTCTTCGATCTCTGCTGCTTGCTTTGTGCGTATCATGACAATTTCAATCAAGCTGTCTAGATAACCCGAGTACTCAGGATTTTTTAACAACTCGCCAAACTCTGACTTATGGAATTTCTTCTCGATGATTGCTGCACCAAGATCAACATCAGTCACTGTGAAGACTTTCCATGCACCATCACCTGAGACGCAGATGATCTTATTCCCGATCTGTCTCTCACCTGCATCACGCAAGACATCAAAGATCTCTTCGTGCTCAACAATGCCTTTTCCAAAGTGGATTTGGAAGTTTGCAGTCCTGAATGGTGGTGCAACCTTGTTCTTGACAGTCTTAGCGGAGACATTGATACCAATAACGTCACCGTTCTTGTTTTGGATCTGCTGACCTGCGCCCAGCTTGATTCGAACAGAAGCGTGAAATGGAATCGCCATACCACCTGGGACAGACGTCGGATCACCATGCAAGACACCAATCTTGACACGTGTCTGATTAAGGCAGACCATCAGAACAGATTGGTCACCGATCACGCCGGTAATCTTTCTCATTCCCTTGGAGATCGCTCGTGCCTGGAGGCCGATGCTTTCCTTGTCATAGTCACCTAATAGCTCTGCCTTAGGTGAGCTCGCTGCCACTGAGTCCCAAATAATAGTGATTGGGACATCTTTCTGCATCGACTTTGCCTTTAGGATCGTCTTCTCAGCAATGTCAAGAACTTCTTCTGTGCAGTGTGTGTCGACGTAGACAAATCGCTTTGTCACATCGACCCCTAGCGCCTGAAGATTCTCGACAGATGTGGCATTCTCAGTGTCAATGTAGACACAGATACCACCCATCTGCTGTGTTGACCGCGCTATCTGCGTTGCGATGTGAGACTTGCCGATCGATGGCGGACCAAAGATCTCAACGATACGCCCTTCAGGAAGGCCTGCGCGCTTCCTGTTAGAGACGATGTAATCGAGAAGTGTTGATCCTGTCGATATCCAGCGCTTGATGTGAGTGGGTGATTCATCTTCTGCTAGATTGTATGCTATTCTTGAACCGTTCTCCTTATTAAGAGATGAGATAAGTTCTGCCGTAAAATCACCTGAAGATTCATCAGGTCGTGTTGCTTTCGCTACTCTTGCCATGCGTGCTCCTTGTTATAAACAAAACGGGCAGGTGAGTTCATCACCTGCCCGTGTACAGTTAGTGTTAGTCTTCCATTAAGTCTGAGAATGCATCATCTAATGACTTAAAGTTCTTGGCCTTGACAACTGTGTTAGACACAGGTGAGTTGTTGTTGGATTTTGGAGGAGGTGCAGGAGTTTCATCTTCGTCCTTAACAGACGATGAAGATGAAACAGGCCCATGAAGTGTTCCATCGCTATCAGGTGCACCGCCATTGATCCAATCATTAACAATCTTGCTTAATTCATCAGAACTCTTGACCTCAAAGAGGTTAGAGACGTCAGGAATATTACCTAACCACTGTTTTGCCTGTGCAACATTTGTGGAAAGCACTGAGGCCTTTCCACGAGGCATTACTTCTGTCTCAGAGTACTTCTTGCCTGCAGGCTTGAAGCAACGAACTTTGACATCACGACCGGACTCAGGATCTGTGATATCACCGTAGTCTTCATCGAGCATGATACCAAGCACTGATTGATAGACTTGCTTGCCGAAAGCCCACAGTTGAACTCCCTTGTCTTCTTCACCGCGAACGACGACAGGTGCGTAGCACCTCATCTTAGGATAGAGCTTCTTGGCAAGCTCATATGACTCCTTGGTGCCTTCTTCACGAAGCTTGGAGATCAAGTCTTGAATCGGGTCTGCCTTAGCAAACTGGTAAGGAGCAAGCAGACCTGGGTTGTTACCAATGTTATAGTAAAACCACAGCTCCTTGAATGGCTGTCCTTCGTTTGCAGGGAAGCTTAGAAGTCTAATCGTGTATTCTTCACCTTCTTTAGGTTTCCAAGATGAAGAAGACTTCTTGTTATTACCACTGAGATTGTCAAGCTTCTTACGAATTGCGTCGAAATTAATAGGCATTTAATTTTCCTTGAGATTTAGGGCTTAATGTTTAATGTGTAACTTACAACTTCTAGTTTCTGTCCTATAGAATTATAGTTCTTTGCTAGTGAGGTAAGCTCACAGGACCATATTACTGGCCTGGGAGATGATTTTCAAGGTCTGGCTTTAATTTTTTTTGGGTCTTGCAAATAAGACCCGCCATAAGGTTTTGCCATCCTTGCGTAAAAGTCTGATTGACGAGCGGGTGCGCCGAGAGGGCCTGTGTAACCTGCTATAGCGCCGGTGCCACTAGTCTCATTTGCATAGGCTTCGTCTTCTTCATCATCAGGAACCTCATCGAGGACAGATGACACATATTTGTTCATTTTAGATTCATATTGCATTGCAGCTGACATGACTGCTTGGTCACCCATCCCTTCATAATCAGCTAACTTACCGTATTGACCGCTCGGCATTTTATAACCACGAGGTAGTTTTCTGGGTCCTGCTATCTTTCTTGATTTGATGTCATCAAAATTGAATGTTTCACCTGCATCATCAGGAACGTCAACATTGTGACGACCTAGCTTATATGAAAATGTTGAGTCTGCAGAACCTTCGAATCCACCTCTGCTCCTAAAAGGCTTAGGAGCATACGGTTTGCCAATCCTCTGCGCAAAATCATCACCGCCACCGATAGCACCACCCACAGGAATACCAATTCCTCGTGATGAATACTGATTTAGTGATCCTTCTGCTTTAGCCATGGTCTATCTAAATATCTTCTTCTTTCATTACTGCAATTCTTACAGCACTCTGCAGAATCACTGCAAGATTATTTTCACAACCTTGATAAAAACGATTCTCCTCAGAAGCTGTGCCGTGTTGAGTCAAGATTGCAATCCATTCGTGTAATGACAGATTAACGCCAGCACGTTGAAGTATATAGAGCGTTCTATGTGCATGTGTCATTTTAGGCAATTCTGGATTGTATGTGTAAACATTACCACGTTCACGATGCCAATCAGAATTCTGCGGGATGAAGTAGTCAAGTTCATCATCACCTATCTTTCCAACTTCATGGAGAAGACAGACAAGTGCAAGACTACCC